TGAAAAGGATTGGTGGATTACCAAAACAAAATGATTGATCCAAAGAAGACCGCCAGTCTGAAAAGGATTGGTGGATTTAACCAGATGGAGGAAGCATGGAAATCGTCAAAATAAAGCTGTCAGAATTAACGCCAGAACCGCAAAACGCAAAAGATCATCCGGAGGACCAGGTCGACCAGATCGTCAAGAGTATCCAGGAATTCGGAAACAACGATCCGATTGCAGTATGGGGTGACCATAATCTTATCGTGGAAGGTCATGGAAGATACATGGCGCTCAAAAAGCTAGGATATGAGGAAGCGGAGTGCATACGACTTGACAAGCTTACGGACGAAGAGCGAAGGGCATATATGCTCGTCCATAACCAGCTGACAATGAACACCGGATGGATCGCAGATCTTCTGAAAACTGATCTGACCGCAATCGAGGACATCGACATGAGCCAGTTTGGATTTGATACAGACATGATCGGGTGCGGTCCGAAAGAACCGGAAGAAGATAATTACAATCCTGACGGCGTAAATGATACACACAACATCAAGCCAGGAGACATCTGGAAGCTTGGAGACCATAAGCTCATGTGCGGAGACAGCACGGATCCAGCAGTCCTGGAAAAGCTAATGGACGGGAACAAAGCAGACATGCTCATGACCGATCCTCCGTATAACGTAGACTATACAGGAAAGACAAAAGACGCCATGAAGATAGACAATGATGCAATGGAAGACTCGAAATTCAGGCAATTCTTAAAAGACGCATTCATAGCAGCGGACGGAGCAATGAAGCCAGGCGCTGTTTTTTATATCTGGCATGCTGACTCCGAAGGATACAACTTCAGAGGCGCATGCAACGACACAGAATGGAAGATCAGGCAATGTCTGATCTGGGTAAAAAGCGTATTTGTAATGGGCCGCCAGGACTACCAGTGGAAGCATGAGCCATGCCTCTACGGATGGAAGCCTGGAGCAGGGCATTACTTTACAGACAGCAGACGAGAATCCACGGTCGTCGAAGAAGACAGGCCGGACATTAAGCACATGAAAAAAGAGGACATGGAGAAGCTGCTGGAGGAAATATATTCTGACAACGTAAGCACAACCGTGATCCACGAGGACAAGCCGCAGGTCTCAGCACTGCATCCAACGATGAAACCAATCAAGCTCCTGGCACCGCTGATCAAAAACAGCAGCAGGCCAAAAGAGATCGTCCTGGATACATTCGGAGGAAGCGGATCCACGATGATCGCCTGCGAGCAGCTAAACAGAAGCTGTTACATGCTGGAGCTAGATCCGCATTATTGTGATGTAATCATAACGCGGTGGGAAACATATACAGGAAAGACAGCGATCAAGCTGTAGGAAGGACAGGAAAGACATGAACAGGAGTGCGAAGAAAATATGCGCGAACGTAGACAAGAGCGTAAAAGATCAGGCGGTCACCCTTGCGAATGCAGTCCTTGCGATGCAGGAAAAGATCGACAAACAAATACCAGTATATGCATCGATGCCGCTGGCACAGACAGTCGAAAAGGGAGACGGAAAGAAGATCCTCCGTCAGAACCCAGCCGTCGCTGAATTCAGAGCAACGGTCAGAGACTATGCCTCAGCATTGAAAGATCTCAACGAGATCCTGGACGAAAACAAAAAGCCTGCAGAAGCTAACAGACTTTATGCTCTGCGAGATCGCTTCAAGGTACAGGCATGATGGGGAAAACAGAGCCGCGCATTTTTACACCGCCTCTGCGTCCATTAACAGAACAAACGAGCCTTGGATTTGCAGCGATTGATTATGCTGAAACGGTCCTGGGAAAAACACTATACCCGTGGCAGAAATGGCAACTGGTCCATCTTCTGGAGATAGACGGAGATCTAAACACCGCGTGGCATTTCAGATACAGAACTGCACTGATCATGGTCAGCCGGCAAAACGGGAAAACACTTCTTTCAGAAGTAATCGCTTCATTTTTCCTGAACGTACTGCAGGTCGACTCAGTATTCGGAACTTCGCTCAGCCTAGACAAGGCCGAGGAGGTATGGGAAGCGGTGGTCAACGATCAGGAGACCATCGATGAACTAAAAACAGATGTCGAGAAGGTCGGCAGAACGAACGGATCAAAGCGGCTGGTCCTTACAGGCCTGAGGCAATACAAGGTCGCAGCGCCAACAAGAAGGGCAGGTCGTGGAGACTCAAACGATCTGGTCATGCTTGACGAGCTAAGAGAACACCGCGACTGGGAGACATGGTCTGCAGCAGTAGCATCAACGAACGCCAAGCCAAACGGCATGGTCGTCTGTTTTTCAAACGCCGGAGATCCAGACAGCGTGGTCCTGAGACAGATCAGGACGCAGGCAATCGATCAGATCAATGGGACAAACAAAAAAGCAGACTATGGCGGAGAAGTAGACACAAGCACTCTCGGGCTCTTCGAATGGAGCGCGCCTGAGGGAGCCGCAACAAACGACATCGAAGCACTGGCACAAGCAAATCCTGCTCTGGGCTACGGTAGAATGACAGAACGAGCACTGATGTCAGCCCGCGAAACATATCCAGACTTCAAATTCAGATCCGAATGCATGTGCCAGGAAGTAGCAACAATCCTCCCGCAGCCATTTCCAGAAGGGGCATGGAACGGAGGAGTGGACGACAGATCCACCATCATGGCGGAATCTCCGATCTGGTACGGTGTAGATCTAAGCCAGGACCGAAAATGGGGAAGCATAGCAGTCTGCGGTTTGAGGCAGGATGGCAATTACCACATCGAGGTCGTCGCCAGAGCAGTCGGCACAGAATGGATGATCGATTGGTTCCGCGCAAGAGCAATCAGCCAGCACATGAAGGTCGCATTCCAGAGCAGAGGAGCACCGGTCTCCGGACTGGCGGAGCAGATCTGCACAATCAATGGAGTCGAACGCAATGCAATCGAAGGAACGGACCTGACGAACGGATGGTCGCGTTTCTGGGACGGAATCGCAGCGTCTGCGCCAGTAATACCTGGAGAGACGCCTCGCGGCGGTGTGCGAATATTTCATCTCACACAGCCAATCCTGGACGCACCAGCAAAAACATGTCAGCTCCGAAACCTAGGCGGTGGCATTGAAATACCGGACAGAGTAAAATCGCCGGACGATATCGCTCCGCTGTTCGCCTGTGTAATGGCATTCACAGCAGCATCGGCAGTCAAAAAAGACGATGGAAAAATATACGAATCAAGCTACATGGCAGGACACGACCTGCTTTTTATTTGAAGATAGGAGGCAGTGAAGAAAATGCCCAATATTACACAGAGACTGAGGGACTTATTCGGAACCACAACGATCCACGTGAATATCACGCCGGACGAGAACCCGATCGTGGATGGACTATCAGCGCGGCAGCTATACGCAACGCAGGCGAACCTGCATGCAGTCGTATCATTTCTGGCCGACTCGGTGGCCCAGCTACCATTGAAGGTCTACAAAAGACAAGACGAGAACGACAGGCAGAGAGACCGCGACAGCACAGCCGCGAAACTTCTCTGGAGGCCGAACGCAGATCAAACAAGCTATGAATTCATACAAGCAACGGTGACAGAACTCATGCTGATGGGAGTGGCCACAATATGGCTCCTGCCAGACGCAGACAGCGAAAGCGGATACCAGATCCGTCTGATCCCACGCGAATGGATGAAAGACACAGAGCGCAGCACAAGTTATGCCCCAGATGCAATCGAGGTCATGACAGGGACCGGAGGACAATACATGCGGATCCCGCGTACTGAATTCGTGCAGTTTAGAATGTACAGCCCAGGGAATCCAGGCGGATACCAATCACCGATCGCAGCATTGAGGCAGACATTATCGGAGCAGGTCCAGGCGGACAAATTCAGAACGGAAGTCTGGAAGAGCTCCGGACGCTTTAACGCATACATAACACGGCCAGCAAATGTGCAGCCATGGGACGATGAGACACGGAAGAGGTTCGCTACCGCATTCAGAGAATCATGGGGACGCGGCGGATCTAACGCAGGCAAGATGCCAATCCTGGAAGACGGAATGGAGATCAAGCCTTATCAATTCAACTCGAAGGAAGCACAATACGCAGAAACTAAACAGCTCAGCCGTGAAGATGTGGCGGCAGCATACCACATCAATCCATCATTGATCTGGCACACAACAACGCAGACATACGCCAGCGCAAAAGATAACGCTCGCGCACTTTATGCGGACTGCCTAGGACCAACGATCCAGATGCTGCAGCAGCGGATCAATTCATTCCTGCTGCCAATGATCGGAGCAGACGCTGGCACATACGTAGAATTCGATCTTAGAGAAAAGCTAAAAGGATCATTCGAAGAGCGCGCAGCAATTCTGCAGAGCGCTGTCGGCGGTCCTTGGATGACAAGAGACGAGGCAAGAGCCGACAATAATATGCCACCACTGCCAAACGGACAAGGCCAGTCGATCATTACACCGCTCAATGTAACCGAAGGCGGCCAGGCTTCACCAACCGACACACACATGGATCCGCAGGTTCCATCTACAATTACGTCACTGGTTCCGATCACATCGGAAGAAGACGATGACGAGATCGAAGACAACGCATGCAACCCAGACAGAAGAAAACCGAAATCGAAAGCATGCAATCCAGATCGGCACAAGCCAGATGGGAAAGCGGAGGCATTACACATCAAAGGGAAATCTTCAAAAGAAGAGGACCAATTGATGTCCGATGCACTAAAAAAATTCTTTAAGAGACAGCGCGCGTCTGTAATTCCTAAGATCGGAGCAAAAGCAACGAGCTGGTGGGACGACAAGCGCTGGAATGAAGAGCTGGCTGACGATCTAGAACCAATCATCGATCAGATATCAGACACGCATGGAAAAGATGCAGCGGATCAACTCGGGACAAAGTATGAGCCAAAACTTACAGGAGCATACCTCCGCAAATTGTCCGAAGGACGAGCAACTGTGATCAACGAAAGCACAAAGCTCAAACTGCAGGAAGCAATTAAACTGCGGACACAAAAAGATCAGCAGCCGAAAGTCAAAGCGGAAGACGACAGCGAAGACGACGAGGACGAAACAAATCCAGTTGAAACGGTATTCGATACCAGGGAAAACAGGGACGCTGACTCATTCGGTCGATCTGTAGCAACGGCGGTCGCCAGCTGGGGACTTCTTGAAGCATGTAAACAAGCAAAAGATCAAGGATACCAAAAGACGGTCGAGAAAATGTGGGTGACCGGAGACAATGCAAGATCATCTCACGCAGCCATGAACGGCGAGACGGTACCAATTGACGAGACATTCAGCAACGGAGCTTACTGGCCAGGAGACGACAACCTGGATCCAGACGAAAGCTGCGGATGCAACTGCAGCACGGAAATCATTATCACGGAGGAATAAGACAATGAAACGTAAAAACACAACGATCAAATACAAAACGATGCTATTCAAAGCTGAAATGACAAACGCCGGAACCATTACCGGATATTTCTCGACATACGACAGAATCCCTGACAGCTATGGAGACATCGTGGCACCTGGAGCATTTACAGACACAATCAAGAACCGGATCGCAAGCGGTCATCCTTTCCCACTATGCTGGAACCATAATCTGGACATCATCGTGGGATCAGTAGACAAGATCGAAGACGATAAAACTGGGCCATTAATGACGGCGCATTTTTTCGATACACCGATCGCACAGGAGAAAAGAGACCTGGTCAAATCTGGCGTGGTCTATCAATTTTCTTTCGCATACGACATCTTAGACGATGGCGTCGTAACATTGGATGACGGAACGAAAGCACACGAGCTCAGGAAGCTGGAGCTGTTCGAAGTTAGTATCGTACCAATTCCAGCAAACCCTCGCGCCGTAGCAACCGACATCAAGAGCGGCAGAAGAAACAGCAAAGCGGACGAGGACATCATCAAACAGGTGGCCGATGCATTGCATGAAGCGGAGACAAAACTTCGCACACTGATCGAGGCCGAAGCAGACGATCATCATGGAGAGGACGAACCAGACGACAACGGAGAGCCAGAAGGCGCAACGGAGGATCCAACGGCAAGCAATCCTGAAAAAGATAGACTGCTGACATATATCAAAAACCTAAAATAGGAGGAGAAAACAACATGACATTAAAAGAACGTCTCATTGCTAAGAAAGCAGAGCTTAAGGGCTTAGAGACAAAGATCAACGATGGCGATGAAGAAGCCATCAAGAGCGGCACAAAACTGACCGCTGAAATTGACGACCTGGAGAAGCAGGTCAAAGAAGCTGACGCAGCACTCGCAAAGATCGCAGCAATCGGCACACATGAAGAGCCAGCTGCAGAACCAAGCGAAAAGCCAGCAAAATCTCTCGGCGAGAATTTCGTCAAGAAAATGAAGAAGCCAGCAAAGGGCGAACATTTCAACATCGCAGTCTCCGGATTTAAGGCAGCAGCAGATCCAATGACAGTCCCTGCAGGAGTAGTCGGCGCAATCACAACATACGATACAAACATCGTCACCGCAGCTCGTAAGGAACTCAACGTCCGCGCTCTTTTCAATTCCGAGACAGTATCCGGAAACACACTGACATACTTCGTCGAAGGCGCAATGGAAGGCGCATTCGCTAAGACAGCTGAAGGCGCAGCAAAGCCACAGATCCACTTCGCAGATCCAACACCGAAGACAGTATCTCTTGAAAAGATCGCCGCATTCATCAAGGAATCTGACGAATATATCAACGACGCACCATTCCTGGCATCCGCTATCAACGGCCGTCTGCTTTACCAGCTCAGCCTGCAGGAGCAGGTCAATCTCGTATCCGCACTGCTTGCCACATCCGGCATCCAGGCTGACACAGCAGATCTGACAAGCGCCGTCGCAATCGCTGACGCAGTACGCAAAGCAAAGAAGAACATCAAGAAGGCAACCGGCTTTGATGCCGACTCCATCCTGATCAATCCAGATCTGAAATACATCCTCGACATTGGCAAGGACGGAAACGGTCAATACTATGGCGGTGGCTATTTCGGAAATCCGGCAGACCAGAGAGTCTGGGGCTTGAACGTAGTCGAATCTGACGATGTCACAGGTGTCGTTATTGGCGCATTTAAGACTTGCGGTTCCGTAGTAACTAACGGAGACGGGCAGTCCGTAGATGCAACGAACACAGACGCTGACGACTTCACAAAGAACATGATGACAATCCGCGCAGAAGAGAGACTGGTCCTCGCCGTAAGACGTCCGGCCGGCTTCGTAAATCTGACACAGAAGGCCTGAACTATGAAACAGAGGACAGCCCAAAAAGCTGTCCTTTGTTTTTCAATTTAAGAGAGGTGGTGAAACCATGCTAAAGATCTATAAATGCAACGGCTTAACTTTCCAATACGAGGAAGGCGAGCAGCCAAAAGACGCAGTCGAAGTCAAGTCGGCAGCAGAGACGAAACCTGCAGCAGACACAAAAGCAGTGACTCCATCAAACAAAGCCAGGACGGTGAAGAATAAATGAGCGTATTAACAAACTGGGGATACAAGCTGACAACCGCAGACAAGATTCCCGATCTTTTGAACGCTGAAGAATTCAACACAATGACAGCAAACGATCGTGACTGGGAAAC